GCGAAGAATCGTACTATTCCACAAGCATTCATTCAACATGTTAAGACTAATGGTCAGAACTACGTTGACTTGGAACGTGTTGATGTTTCTGAAGTCACTGCATTACCTATTGGTTGCACTCTACTTAGAACCGCAGTAGTAATACCTAGGTTCCTCGAATACAATGGAATTCCTTTGATCACTCGTGTTGGACCAGCAGTAACTAACTATGGGACATTTACAAAAATACCTTTGGAACGTGTGCCGTTTATTGGTACTGGTAGATTTAATTCTAAAGCTATCTACACGTTCTACTACAACGGAAGAGTCTACGTGATTAGTAATTCTACTAGCATGGATTACTTAGGAATGAAGAAGATTAACATTCAGGGAATCTTTGCTGATCCTACTGAGGTGCCCGGCTATCTGGCGACAGAAGACTATCCTATTACTGATAGTCTGATACCTTACATGAAAGATATTATCATTAAACAGGATGTAACTACTTTTCTAAGCACAGTTAGTGATGACGAAAATAATTCCTCTGACAACACACAAGAGTCTAAAACTTAACTACGCACCAACTACCATCCACAAACCTTGGATGTACTTTCATTACAAGAGAACATTTGAGAAAGATGTTGCTGAGAAGATTGACATTAAGATTTACGCTAGAGTCATTAACGACTTCATGAAGTTCATAGTGAATGAGATGATTAATGGTCAAGTGTTCTACTTACCTTACTCTCTGGGAAACATATTCGTTCAACGTAAGAAGTTGACACCTTATTTTGAATTTAAGGAGATGAAGTTAAATCATTTACCAGTTGACTACGAAGCCACTAAGAAATTGTGGGCAGAGAGACCTGAGTTCAAAGCTAAGAAACATCTGGTCTATCACTTGAATGAACACACTGATGGCTACTCATTTAAGATTTGCTGGGATAGACGAACATGCAGAGTTAGTAATCATGAGCACTACATGTTTAAACCAGTGAGAGCATTTAGCAGGGGGTTAGCAAAACATTTAAAGAATCCTGATTCTGAATTAAACTACCAAGAGAAATGTTAAACGGAAAATACATTAGTTCAAAATATTTGATTGATAGCATCATACGAGATTATGGTTTTAGGCCAACTGATGTTGACTTTGAAGCTATGAAGGAACACATCTATGATGTAATGATGCTCATCGGCGCTCCAACTGCTTTTACAGATGAGGTAGATACTATTGCAATTGCAGACTACCGTGCAGAACTTCCTTGTGGTTTGATAGACTTTACCATGATGCGTGTGCATGGAACACAGCAGTCATTAATTTACAGTAGTGACAGATTCTACATGGAGCACACTGTTCCTCCAACTATTACAGGCATTGATAATACTGCACCATATGTTGATCAATATTCTACAATGCCCAGCATTATGAATGTTGACCAAACTAACAGGTACTACACTTACTACGTTAATGACGGCTACATCTTTACTAACTTTCAGACTGGAGCATTAGACATTGTTTACAAGGCGTTTCCAATGGACTCAGAGGGCTATCCAGAGATTCCAGATGATGCCAGATACTTAGAAGCAGTTAGAGCTTACTGTGCAGAACGCATTGGATTTAAACAGTGGATGAAGGGTGAACTTACAGATAAGGTCTACCAGAAGTTAGAGCAAGATAGATTGTGGTACATTGCATCAGCTGGCAACTCCGCTAGAATACCAAATCTCGATCAGATGGAATCTTTGAAGCATCAGTGGTTAACTCTGATACCAAACATTTCACAGCATCAATACGGATTCAGATATTTAAATCGTCGTCAACGCATGAGAACTGGAACTATCTAACATGGAGCAAGCACTTAATACTTACAGTAAAGGTCTCAATAGAGACATCTCTAAAAACAAATACTCTCCTGAGACGTATTTCGATGCTTTAAATGTTCAAATAGTTTCAGATGAAGCAACAAGTACGTTAGCTGTTACCAATGAAAAGGGTAACAGCTTTTCGTTTTCCATACCACAGACACAAGCAGTCTACAAGATTGAGATTGTTAACCCAGATACAGATGCTGGATTAGCTGGTGGTGGTGGAACTCCAATGGCTTTTACACTGACAATCAATGGAGTAACTAAGGGATTGACTTCAGTTACCTCAACTAGTTACGAAGCACTTTACAATGCTATGATGCTCGATGCATCATTTGGAGTTTATGTTACATTAGGACATTACAAGATATTTAATAACTACGACCACATCTTAGTAGTTGGCTTAGATAATTTGAGCTCAATTTTACCCAGTAATGGGCTCATAGTTACAAATCTGGTACCACAGTTAACTGGTGGAACCATCATCGCATGGAAACAGTTACGTGAAGGGTTGGCCGTATTAACTACGGCCGTTGGTAGTGGGTCAGTAGTGGATGCACCACAAGATACTGCTAACAACGGTCAGATATGGTACGTTCCGATTAACACAGACGGTTCGATTGATAATCTTACAGCCGGAGCATTAACACCCAGTGTTCATCTTAAATACAATAACCAGTTAGACTTCTCAACACTTTACCGTCCTGAGATTTACGCTAACTACGAATCACCTGAAGTTGGGAAAATCTATTGGACAGATAATAATAACAAATTTAGACACTTCAATCTATTAGACCCAAACAGTCTTGCAGTAAGATTAAACAGTCTTGAAATTGTGCCAGACGTTGACTTCGGAGCAATTACGCTAAATAGCGTAACGGATACGGGAGTTTACAAATCTGGAATGGTGCAATACTCTTACCAATATTACAATCTACATGGCTCACAGTCAGCCTTCGCACCTCCAAGCGGCTTAGTTCACTTAACAGATTCAAGCGAATCCTTAACAAACAGTCAACTCTACTTCGGCACAGCGCGTGATAAATCTGCAGGGAAAGCAGTTAGTCTTACTATTACAGGAATAGACAAGCGCTTTACTAATATCAGGGCAGTAGCGTTATTCTACTCTACTAAAGAAGGTACTCCAGAAATCACAATCATTGACGATAGAGAAGTTCCCTCAAGTGCTGACTCTATTACGATAGTAGATTCTGGTAACATTGCTAAGGGTACTGTTACCTCAGTGGAATACACCTCATTAGGTTCAGTTAACTTTAAGTGTAAGACTATTGATGTTAAAGATAACATCATGTTCCCAGCTAACATTGAAGAAGATTTTTTTGATATTGGCTCATGGGACGGACGTGCTTACAGGTGTGATATTAATGGACAGTGCGTGGTTAAGAACGCTGCGGGTGACTCTACAACAGTTAATACTACGTCATTCAGCTTACTTAGTACTCATGATGCAATACAATCTAAGGCTGATCAATACACTTACAAATATCTGAAAGATGGCAGCCGACTTGGTGGTGAAGGTAAGAATGTTAAGTACTACTTTAAGATTAATAGTCTATTAGAAGATAACTTTGGACAAACTTCACCAAAACTTGGAGCACCTAAAGATACTGGTTCTTTTACTAACTACGCATCAGCGATTAAACATGCTGATTTAGTTGGTTATCAACGCGATGAAGTTTATCGTTTTGGAATAGTGTTTAGAGATGCTCGTGGAAGGAAATCTTTTGTCACGTGGATTGCTGATATTAAAATGCCTGCAATTTATGAAACTGATTTTGGATACACTTTTGCAACAACACTTGCTCAAGGTAGTAATATTTTCATAAGGGTACTTCACCCAACATTTGAAGTTACAAATTGGCCTACCGGAGCTACTAGCTATGAAATAGTTAGAGTTAAGAGAACTGAAGATAATAAAACCATTAAGACTCAAGGTTTAATTTTTGGAGTAAACACTAGTAATGGTTCAGAGCTTTGGGCGCAATACAACCCAGTTGCTGGAAAATATGCAAATACTACATTACTTTTAATGACGTCTCCTGAGATTAACTTTTACAAAAAGGCTTATGAGAGTTCTAAAATAAAGCCAGTAGCTAGAGTCCATTACCATGAAATAGGTAGTTCAACTTACAAACAGTTTAAACTGGATGATGAAACTGTAATAGATTCCTTCGTCCCAGTTGATGCTTTAGATGCAAGAGTTTTAGCTCCCGGATATGAGGCATCTTATGTTATTAATAATAACTTACCGTACCACAACTACAGACGCTACACCGGACTTAATGCTGGCTACATGGGAACCGTAATGGCTTTTGGTGTTCCGGCTGCATTAGTTGTGCCCACAGTTCCCGGTGTTGTAAATACATTCATCCTTGCAAACATTGAACAAGAGTTATCTGCGCAATACGGTGGAAATAGTTTTTCATCAAGACTTGGAAACCAATACATTTCTTGTAATTCTATTGGTAAGAATGTCTCAGCAATAAATGTTTACGGTGGAGACACGTTCTTAGGGTTCTTTGATTACAGATATGGAGTTGTAGATTTAGCTCTACCTACTGATGACCCAGCTTACGCACCATCTGCACACGCAATTTATGTGGTGGTAGAGTCATCAATTAATTTAGCATTAAGGCACGACGTTTGCACAAGTAAAGCTACTGCTAACAATTCACATTTAATGCAGGAGACTGCTGGCAACTGGGCAGATGTTACTGATCCAACAGTAGTTTATCCGCAAACCACAGACCTCTATCTCTACAATACAGTTTACTCAAGAGAGAATGATGTTACTAGTTACTTCTCTAAACCATTGAACTTCTCTAACAATAAGACCTTTGACGTTCGAACATTATCTTCGAAAGTTAAGATATTAAATGAGGAGATAGATAGTTGGACTAGTTACTTGGCAACAAATTACATCGACATTGATGGCTCTTACGGGCCTATTAATAAGGTAATTACATTTAACAACAGACTCTACTTCTACCAGAACCGTGCATTCGGATGGTTCAATGTTAACGAGAGATCGTTAATTACACCAGATGCCAGCGGTAGCACATTAGCATTAGGCAGGGGTGGAGTATTAGATCAGGCATTCTATCTCTCAAGATACAGTGGCACCAGACACCAGTTTAGTGTCATAGGATCGCCTAACGGACTCTACTCATACGATGCATC